CGGAAAAACTTCAGGACTTTCTGAGAAAAGATCTCAGGAGTAAAGTTACCTGAAGGCAGGTTGTTATAACCTGATGCGCTATTAAAAGCCATGTTATTACCCTTCCTTATTATGAGATAGTTAGGTTGTTAAAGTTTATGCTCTATAGTCAATTCGGCCTTCAGCCCGTGCGGCATCAATTTCTTTTTCAATCTTCTCGAATTCCCACGGTTTCAATCTGCCGATTTCAGATGCTTTCCAGATTTTGCCGTTACCGTTTGTTGTTTCCCCTGCTACATCTTTTGATTTAGAGGCAGATACAGACGCGGCTGGATCGTCATCTTTTGAGGACTTGCGTTTTTTAGTAGTCACACCCATGTCAGCTTTGTATAGATCAACTACTCTTGATGCCCAGACTGCGTCCGTGTTATTCTTGTAGATACCGTCTGAAATAGATTGAGGTTGCTCGTCGAGCCACATCAAAAACTTTTCATTGGTCTTCAAGTCGTTAAAGTCCGGATGCTTTGCAAGCAACTCCTTATACGCCGATTGAACTTTAAGTTTTTTCTCTTGACCTTTAAGAGAGTCCACTTCTTCTTTAAGTTCTTTTAAACGATTTTCTGCTTGCAATGAAGAAACTGTCTCGACAATGGCATAGACATCCGGGTATTTCTGCCTAAATGCTTCCAAGTCCTCGGGGGTCTTAGGAAGTTCTGTGGAAGATAGCCCACTTTCTCTGCCTGCTTGACGAGCCTCTGCAAGTTCATTTCGTTCTTGCTTCCACTCTTCGAGCTTTGTGTCGTAGTGACGTTTTAAATCGTCATACCGTTTCTTGTAGTCTGTGTCAGAACCTTCTCGAGATTCTGCGAAGCTTGTTTCATTCTCGGGAGTAGCCTCTTCTTCTGAGGGGTCCTGAGCTTCTACCACTTCATCGTCATCATCTTGGTAAACTTCCTCTCGATACTTACCACGATATAAGCTATCGTCGTTAACTGTCCCAAAAGAATCGTTTGCCTTATTTGCGCGATGTCCACGTTGTTTTGCCATTTTAGTCTCCTATCTCACGGGGCCTCATGGCTGAGGGTAGCCGTAGTGTGTTCACGGGGCCCACGGAATTGTGGGGTAGCCGTTAAAATCGATAATTCAATGCGATGCGGCCGGAGCGGCCATCATCCATTGCTTCCAGAGTAACGTCACCGCTCTCTGAGAATCTGTACTGGGCACTTCCACCCATAACGCTTTCGCCATCGGGAAGTTGTGTCTTACTAATATCAACATTGAGGGGTCCAAATGTCGCGCCCATGTTGTAACGCTTCATTTTTGACCCCCCGCCAAATTCAATTGTCTCGCCGCCGTACTGTTCGGGAAGATTTACGCGGCCTTCAGTGTTCGTAGCTTGACGTTCAAAACCTGCTCGGATGGATTTATCGTCAGATAAAAACATCTGACCGTCCATCGCAAAACCAATACTCTTACCTTTCTCGTTTACGATGACGCCGTCAGGGTATTCTTGAGTGTTTGCGCGTTCGTCGTAGTTAACACGAGGGCGTACAACAAAACCATCTCCTTCGTACTCAGTACTTAGGTTTGCCTGCTTGTAAGATCCTGTTTTATTCCCGCCAGTACTTCCTTGGCCCTGTGCAGAGACGAATCCACCGGGGGCCATCCTATTTCTTTTGTAAGCTTCAACGGTTGGGCTGTATTCGCCGCTACGAAACGCCGTTCCAAGTTTTTTTATAGTTTCGGCATTTTTTGTGAATGATTCTGTAATATCCTGTACTAAACTCTGTTTTTCTTCTTTGGAGTACAGATTTTGGCTGTCGGCTACTTCTAACGCATAATCAGCGGCATTTGTAGCTAGCTTTTTGATGCCTTCATCTGTGGTGAAGTCAGGAACAAATTCTCGTCCAAATCCCCGTCTGTTAAATTGGGTATTTAGATATTCAATAGAACCAACTACTTCTTCTGTGTCGCCTTGATGAAGGGCTCGATACAAATCAAGTGAAGTAACAGCGACTTCTTCTTGCGGTTTACCCGGTTCTCCGGTAGGACGACCTAATGATCTAAACAAATCTGTAGCTTGATTTTTTAACAGTTGCAAAGTGCTCTGTTCTAAATCTCTAGGTTGCGCTACATGCCCAGATTCATGGTAAAGAAGAGGTGCACCTTTCTTTTCACCGGGAAGTGTTATTATAGCGTCCTTGTCTCCGACTCTGCCCGTCTTTAAGCCTCTTGCTGGATCAGGGTCTCTTCCCCTTTCTCCAAGCATAATAAACATGTTATCTTCTGACCCGTATTGAACGCTCATATTGTAGGCCGCGTTTTCTAAAAGAAACCGATCTAGCTTTTGTATAGGAGCCGGGCTCTTGGCTACATAATCATCAGTATAAAACTGAGATATGTTCATCCATTCTGCTAAGTCGTCTGTGTTTTTTCTCTGGATTTCAGCGAATCCTTCGGGGTCAGCCTCTTTTGCTTTGTTTAAAACTTGAGCCCTATTTTTTGGACCGTCTACTGTTGCGTAGGGCATTTCTTCAAATATGATACCCCCCGCTGTACCACCCGGAGCCATTGCCGCTCCTTCTGAAGGATTAGCTGGCTGTTCGTCTAGGGCTTCAGCTTCTGGGCTCTGGCCGTTTTCTTGCACACGCTTTTCAACTTCCTGCTTGCCACGGTTGTTGATCTTATTAAGTTTGTCGTATCCAATAATTTTAGCTAACAAAGGAGGAACAACAACTTCACCTTCTGAAACAAGTAAAGATACTGCTCTCTCCCTCTCTATTTTATTCTCATCACCTGAAATGTCAACACCTTGAGCCCTCGCTTCATAAATTGCATTAAGAATCATTTGTTTGATGTCTTCAGATCCTGCAAATTCTACAGCGGCCGCGTTGATAATAAACGTGCCCTCTTCTACTTCTAGAGGCACATCATCAGCAACTGTCTTTGCTTCAGACAAGTTTTCTGGACGGTCTCCTACAAAACCTGTAGGACCATCTCCAGATGTAGGTTCTTGCATAGCACCCTGCATCTGTTGGTCTAACGTCTCTCCGCCTACTGCTTTTTTTTGCACTACTCCGCCTTCTTTATACAACAAAGGGTAAATTCGCGGCCCTGCTAAGCCTAAAAAACTACGTAGTAAACGACTACGCGGTCTTGTGAGGGCCGCCCCAACAGGGCTGACTGTTGCTGTCACTGTAGGACCATCCCCACCCCGAGCTCTTTCTGCATCTGCTTCAGCACGTGCATCAGCCCACATTTGCTCAATCTCTTGAGGGGTACCGATAACGCTAGTGTCGCCAAACACGGTCGTACCTATCTGGCTAATCCTCTCCCCCATTCCGCGACCGGTAATGTCTTCAGAAAGAGCAGTGTCAACTTCTGCACCACCGGGAACGGCTGTACCCAAAAGATTTCCAAGAACATCTGTTAAGGCATAATCATCTGTGACCTTGCCCAAATAATCTTCTTGTAACCCCGCGACAAAAGGAGTTGCGGCCGGAGAACCATAACGTGCACTAATTTGATCTGTAAAAGAACGTGCAACAGTTGCGAGTGCCCGTTCGACAACGTTTCCGGTAATCTCTTCCCGCTTTTCAATTTCAACACTCAGCCCAAGATAGTCCGAGTAGGCTTGTGCTTCAACATCTGTCATTCGCTTTGTAGCCCGAAGCTGTTTTTCACGCGACAAGAATGTCGACGTGTAATACTCTTCTGGAAAATCAATCGCGGCCTTAGGTCCCATTTTCGCAGGTTCCATAAGACCTTGGAACCCAACAGTACGGTACCCAGTTTCAATCATTTCCCGTGTCATACTGTAGTCAGTGACAGGGATACCCGTATCCGTAGTGTAACTTGTGGGTAAGTTTCCACCTCCGGGACTCGGTGAAGCTAGACCACCCGAGGAGTCTCCGTCTGACTCCGGTAGGCCCATGCCTATGACGTTACTATAGTAGTCACCCACAACATCGAACATGTCTTGTGGTTGATCGTACGAAGGTCCGGGGTACCCCCGCACTGACCATCCGGGAATGTCGTCGTCTTGAGGTGCTCCTACGTCGGTGGCGGAGTAAAAGTCTCCTGCTGAGTCAACTCCTGTCTGTCCGGGGTAAGAGGGGCCAGTAAAGCCCGGTTCGCCGGGATCGTCAAAAGTACCGGTGAAGAAATCGTTGGAACCATTTTCTCCACGACTACTCTCGTTTTGACGATCCGTGACATCAGCCGCTTCGTCTCGATCATACGGGTCGACGTCGTTGTTCCAATTTTCCAATTCTTCTTATTTCTCCGCGTCTACCACGCTCTGGTGGTTAGATTTGAGGTTCAGGAGGAGATCCAGTAAAACCATCTTCCCCTGCAACTGGTACATTTCCCGTTCCGATTGTGCCGTCACCAACCCCCGAAGCGTCACTTGGTGGAGGTCCGTTAGGTACGCCGTCAGAGCCTCCCATGCCTGCGGGTGGTGAACCAGCGGGCTGACCCGCTGGGCCTGTTCCTTGTTGAGCATTTTGAAGTCCTTGTAGTACTTGCGCGTACAACTGTGCTTCGTTAATATCGTTGACGAGTTCTTCAGGATCGATATCTTGAGAAATTGCCAATTCTTTAACGAGGTTCGGTAATTTAATGAACGGGGCGAGCATCGGGTTCGCAACCGTCTGGAGAAGCGTTGTAAGCCTCTGTGAGCGGACTTCTTTTTGCATGACTGCCGAGGTACCCCGAGGCTTAATGCTCAGGTCTCCGACGATGTCAGGTGCCTTGTCGTTGTATTGCATATTCCATTGGAAGTACGCTTCACCGATTGGCTTTAACAAAAAGTCATCAATATTCTTTACTACGGTCTTGACGGACATGTTGCCCGCACTCATCAGCATAGATAGACCAGAAGATGTACGCCCAGTTCCAGTCACACCTGTTTGACCGTGCATTACTGATGGGATACCTGTCTCTTCATCTGCTAGCTGGCGAGATATCTGGTACATTTGGATGTTTTCGGGTGCGGTATTAGGGAACTTCAACCCATTTATCGCTGTACCCGTCACTCCGGATTGGCGTCTAAAGACTTTTCCGGGGAAGATATCGAAGTTCTGGCCGGGAACGAGACTTGCTTCGTCTACGTCGAATACGAGGTTGCCCGCCAGAGCTAAGTTATCAATAGCCATGCGGACATGACCATTCATAAGCATCTGAGCATCTTCCATATTCTCCGCCACGCCCACACCCCAGATTTGGTAGGGGTTGATCTCATAGGGAAATGCGTGGTACGGAATACGCGAAGGTGTGAAGGGATTGAGAACACAACGGAGGACCTCAGTGCCGCATACCCATGCATTAATTTGCACTTGGTCTAACTCTGACACAATGTCAGGTAACTCCATCCCTACTTCACGGGCAAACTTTGCGTCGAGAACACCCCAATATTCGAGGACTTCAAACCTGTTTTCTTGGTAGTAAGGTTCAGTATCGTCTTCACGAATAGTATCTTCGTAGTACTTGTCTTCGTAGTTCGGGCCTTTTGTGAGTACGTTTTCAATAGCTGTCGCATTAAAATACGGGCGATTCATTAGAGCACGTAACTGCTGGCGATTCATACGATGTCGTTGAATTACATACTCGCAGTCTTCAATACTTGTTGCGGAGGGATCTGGATGAAAGTCCCAAACAGAAACGTGCTCAATTCTAGGAACGACTTCTTCCGTAGGCGTGTATTCTCGTTCTCCGGTTTCTCCACGCTCCCAACGATGGATACGCTTGTAGTGGTTAAACGGTCCTTTAACAATGCCGGTGCCTAATAGAGAAGCTTCAAAGATTGCGTTACGTAAGACGTTTACAGCATTCGTGTCTAGTAACTGATCGTGTATGTGCTTTTCGAGTTTTCGAGCGGCTTCTTCTGCCGGCTTAAACTGGGGTTCTCCTACTTTTGACGGACCTTCAGCAAGTTGGTCTGCCATTTGGCTGTACTTACCAAAATTAACCTCAGTTTCTCCCGGCTCTAGGTCTAGGCCATCTCCCGGAAATCCAAACGGACTTTGTAACTGATCAGCAGGCGTTTTTAAATGTGCAAACTCAACAATTCCATCCGGAACAGGCGAGCTTTCTACAACAATCGGAAACTTTTTATTGGCAAATAGGATGTCAATAATTTGCCCGTATGCCGCGAGCACCTTAGTCTTGGTAATCTTGATGAATACCTTAGACCTCTCTGAATCGCGGTACTGTGTAGAAGAATCGTAAATTCCACGGAAGTTTTTATACGCTTGCAACCAACGTTGTTCGTACGTGCGTCTTCCGTTTTCAGAATCTTGAAACTTATTTTGAATGTGACTAGCTAGCCCCGGCATTTCTGAGACTGGATCGAGAATTTCGACCTGCCCGTCATCCGCAGACTGTAAAAAGCCCTCTTGGGACATAACTACTTACCTTGTCGGGTTTTATTAAAGTGCAGACTGCTTGTCTGAGTTTAGGATAGATTGATCCAGAGACTCTTTTTTTGTCTTAGGCATTGCTTCGATTAAAGACCCAGTCTTAGCGACTGTGTCGAAGTCTTTACCTTCACGGTAAAGGTTGTTTTCTCCACAATTGTAATCAACACCCTTTTTGTCTGCATTCATAATATCTGAACTTGCATACTTCATGTTTTATTCTCCTTGTTTTATTAATAACCACGAACTTCGGAACCAAACTGTCCGAAACTACGTAGCAATTCATCTTCAGTCATGTCGACTGATTTTTCTAGCAACTCTGTGCCTCGTTCTTGTGCGGCTGTCGCCTGTGATTCCGCCATTCCGAGCAAGGCCCCTTGCGGAGTCAACTCTTCTGCCGCGAATTTAGCTGTGCGAATACCCGCAGAAACTTGAGGCGGTGTACCGAGTACTCCCTCCCCCTTTGCGTAATCCGCTTGGATATCTTGAGAAAGAAGAGCACCGCCTACAAGTGTTCCAGCTAGAGGTGCTTGTGAAATTACTTGTTTTGTTCCGCCCGGTAGGTTATCAAACCAATCGAGCATCTTCATAAACCCGCTCTTCTTATCGTCATCGTACTCAATATCAGGGCTAGGTTGTCCTTCGGTCTCCCCGAGGATCAGAGCGCGTTGTTCTTGTTCATATTTCTGGAGAACAATTCTCTCATCGATTTGACGTATTGCTTCATCAAACTGCTGTTGAATGAACTGTTTACCCTCATCACTATTTAAAAAAGCGAGGTTCTGTTTATTTTTTTCGAGGGCTTCACTTGTGTACTTTGCAGTATTTCTTTCTGATCGTGCGACTTGTTCCGCGTTGAGTTTACGTTGTTCTTCTTCCGTTAAGGGACTATCAAAGCCCCGGACTTCAGTACCACCAAAACCACGTGCTTGTGCTGTTTCTCCGACGTAGAGGTTATTGAGGACAGCACCGACACCTTCAATAGCTTTGTTACCCGCGTAGTGTTTACGGAAAGTTGAAGAGTTGACACTCTTATGTCCCATCAAACCTTCAACAACATCATCTGGATATTTTAATTCGTCAGCCACCATTTTCGACATAAAGTGGCGAACAACACCGGGAGTGATGTAGGGTCCTTTTGACGGGTCTAACTTGTCGTACAGAGGCAAAACATCTGAGTACGCCGTCAAGCGAGGACTCAAGACTTCCTTGAACGCTTTGTTATAGGCGTCTGCTGTTGTGTCGAACAAAAACTCGGAGGTACTTCTTTCGAGGTTCCTCAGTACCAGATCAGCCATTGCCGACCCTTTAGGATAACTAACGGCAGGTCGGGTTTTACTAGACCGGCCTGTACCAACAGTAATACCCTTTATCTCTATGTGTGTTGCGGTAATCTTAACATCTGATTTTTTAATTGCAGATGTGTCTGCTGAGCCATCGCTAACGAGTTGTCCGGGACGCTGAAATGTTGCTTTGTGGTAAAGTGCGAGATCAGCTACTGTGTCACCATGCTTTGCCCGTATCTCTGGGATGGATTCAGCGTATAGCTTTTCGATTTCCGCTTGAGGCAGAAGATCTTGCATTTCACGTGTCTGACCTACCCCTACCCGCTGAGGGCTACCGAGGTTATAGACCGCTTCATCTACCCCTTCCGATCCAATGATGCGGGGGTATAACGTATCACCTGCTTCTGCTGTAACGTTTAACAGGTTGTAGCGGCTTAGTGTCGGAAATATATTCCGTTCTAAACTCGCCCAGTGATCCATGTAATTAGCTTGCTTGTTAACTTCTTTTAAAAGACGAGAGTGATTCTCCTCTTTACGCATGTCAGCAAGTGTGAGATCCTTATCCCAGCCTTTTGATTCCCACTGACTACGTAGAGTTCTTAGTTTTTTGGCGGCACTTTTATTGATTGTCTTACGTTCGAGAGCAAAATCAATTGCTTCCATTACCGTTAAGGTGCCGGCTTTCGCTTTCTTTGCAAACTGGTCTTCTGATAGTGCCATTTAGTATCCGAATGTTGCATCCTGTGGTTTGAATGTGCTATTCTTTATATCGTTTAAGGATTTATGTATGGAAACGTAACCAGACGTCCGAGTCATCAACATATAACGCAAGGCGTCATAGGCGTGGTCTTCTGCTTTCGTGTCTACATCTTCAGAGTTTGTTTTTGAGAGGGGTATGCCCGCGAGTTGTTTTACTATGTTTGTGCAAGTATTGAAAAATTTTACGGTAGGTTCGCCGGTAAACTGGTTATCTCCGAGACGGCTGTGGATTTCCATCTTACCAGCTATACGGTTACTGTCTGAGGGTGTCCAACGACAGCCTGACCGTATCATTGTTTCGGCTATGGAAGGCCCATATCCTGTGCGGTTCCAGCACGATTTATCGAGCACGGTGTAGTGAGGCGCAGGGTCCCACTCCTCTAATTCTATTATTTTAGCGGCTAATTGCTCCGCTGTAAAGTGTTTTACGTAAAGTTCTCGATAGACCCATATGTTGTTGTCCCAATCGATTGCACCCCAGAGTACGCACGAAGGGCTTGCGTAGCCGTAGTCGGCCGCTCTGATTCGAGGCCAATTTGTTGGGAGCTCGTAAGGATCGACAACGTGCTTGAGCTTACTGAACTCGGGAAATGCACAGCCTTCTGCAACATCCCAGTCCCCCTCGAGTAAACGCTTTCGCTCCACTTCTGGGAGAGAGAGGAGCATGGCTTCGTACTGTCCGTCCCGCATAAGGTACGGGTTGTCGGTGAGCCGTGCTGGGATGAACTTTCGCCAGTACAACGGCTTGCCTGCCTTTGAATGTCCATCCGGGTATACGTATGGCTTTCCAGACTCCATGTCGGAGGGAACGAAGGGCTTACCGGTCTCTCCTTGGTCGATGTACATTTTTTTGACCCACCAGCCGCCAACGCCGCCGGGGTTAGCTGTACATCGCATTGAGAGGTTTTGGGACAACTCCTCGTCGGTACTCCGGAGACGGGACCGTAGGTATTCCCATACATAGGGTGTGGGATACTGAGTGACCTCATCGATGGCTATCCAATTAAATGCCTGTCCTTGGTATCTGGTTACGTCTTTATCTTTATCGAGGTAGGAAAACCATATAGTAGCCCCAGAGGGGAAGACCCACGTCGACTTACTTTCACGGAATGTGGCACCGGGAAACGCTTTGGGATACAGTTGTTTCGACTTTGATATGAGTTCAGTCAATTCATCGAGAGTACGGCGGAGAAGAAGCC